CCCAACCTATAGAAAACAAGTAACTAAAAATATTAAAAACGCTGGAACAATTATTGTAAACGAAGCCCGTTCAATGGTTGCCAACTACTCAAACAGTTTGGGTAACGGCGCCCCACTATCTGGCATGGCGCGCGGCAACATGATTAAAGGCCGCGAAACGTCCTACCGTACTGACGCCGTACAAAAAGGTTTTAAAGTCAAGGTAGGCGCCAGGACAAATAAAGAACGCTACGTAAACTTTAATAAAGGCGGCTACACCGAACAAGTAGTATTTGGCGCTTTACCTTATCGAATTATGGTTATTCAACAGGTCGACGCTGCAGGCGCTATTTATGACCATGCAGGCCGAAACACAAGTAGCCTATTTATTACAAATTTAAACGCGCAAGAGGGCGAACAGCCCCGCGTAGTCGATAAAGCCGTAGACCGAAACCAGGCGGCAGTTGAAACGGAAGTTATAGCCGTAGTGGCCGACGTAATGGCAAAAGTCAATAGAAAAATGATGGTTAATTATGGCAATTAACATACCTATTTTAACGTCGTTTAACGGCAAGGGCGCCGAAGCCGCTATTAAAGAATTTCAAAACCTTACTAAAGCGTCGGATAAAGCGGCGTTTGCTATAAACAAAATGGCGTTACCTGCCGCTATTGCGTTTGGTGCCATTGTCACAGGCGGTTACAAGGCTGCCCAGGCTGCAAGCGACTTTAACGAAACGGTCAGTAAATCGGGCATTATTTTTGGTACAGCGTCTACCGAAATAAAAAAGTTTGCTGACACTGCAGCCGCCAGTTTAGGTTTATCACGGCAGGCAGCATTAGACGCCGCCGCCACTATGGGCACGTTTGGTAAATCTGCAGGTTTAGCAGGTACGGACTTATCAAACTTTTCTATAGAAATGGTAAAACTTTCAGGCGACTTAGCCAGTTTTCATAATGCGAACCCTGCCGACGTAGCCCTGGCGTTAGGCGCTGCCCTACGTGGCGAAGCCGAACCTATACGCAAATTTGGCGTACTACTGAACGACGCAGCCGTAAAAGCCCAGGCTATGAAAATGGGTTTGTACGACGGTACGGGCGCATTAAGCGCGCAAGCAAAAGTATTGGCTACGCAAAAACTTATTTTGGAACAGACAAGCGACGCGCAAGGAGATTTTGCGCGCACGTCCGACGGCGCAGCAAACCAACAGCGCATACTAAAAGCGTCTGTAGACAACGCAAAAGTAGCAATAGGTCAAGCGTTTCTGCCAGTACTTGAAGCGTCGCTACCAGTACTTGTGCAATTTTCAACCTTGTTAGGCAACAATACAGACGCGTTTATAGCATTTACCACCGCTATTGCTGCAGTATCAGGCGCTATTATTATCGCTAAAGCGGCTATGGCATTATGGAAAGCGGCAAGCATTATTACAACAGCCGTTAACTATGCCCTAGCAACATCATTTACAGCCGTACAAGTTGCTACAGGTATTGGGATTATTGCGGTAGTTGCAGGCGTAGCGGCGTTTGCGGCATACACAAAAAAGATGAACGCAGCCCGTAAAGAAAGCGATTTGTTAAATCAACAAACACTTATTACGGCGGGCACTATTGGCGCTAGCGGCGCGCTTATTGGGCCAACGGGTTTTATAGGCCCGCAACTTACTAACGAACAATTAAAAGAAGCCTACGCAAATTTTGAAAAAGTTAAAGACGGCGCGGGTGCTGCAACTAAAGCCAATTACGATTACGCCAAGTCATTAAAAGAAGGTTTACAAGACGCATTGAAAGAAGCTAACAGCGCGTTAGACGACGCCAAAAAAGCGTTAACCGATTACGCCGACACAGTAGCCCAGGGTTTGCTAGACGCCTTTAGTTTTAAAGACGCCAAAACGGCAGGCACCGACACAGGTAAAGGATTTTTGGCTGGTTTACGTGACCAAGTAAACGGGATTAAAGACTATTCAAACGACATACAAAAAGCGTTAAACCTAGGGTTAACAAAAGACGCTTTAGCAGCCGTTTTAGCCGCAGGTAGTGAAGCGGGCGCGGCCATAGCAAAAGAATTGGTAGCGGGCGGCGAAACCGCAATATTTGAAACTAACGCCTTAGTCGACAGCGCAAAAATGGCAGCCGAAAAAGTAGGTATGAACGCCGCCAACGCCTGGTATCAAACAGGCGTAGATAACGCACAAAAAACGGTTAGCGGTTTGCAAAACGAAATAGATAAATTAACCCCGAAAATGATGAAACAAATGGACGCGTTGGCAAACAAACTGGCGCGTACTGTTGACATTACGGTAAAGGTAAACCAAATAGTTACAAGCGTTACAGGCAACGTTAACGGCCCTGTTTCTAGCCCTATAACACAAGACATTTCTAGGCAATCAGTAGGCGACACTTACAACGTAAACGTAAACGGCGGTTTAGCAACAAGCGCCGAAATAGGCAAAACCGTTGTAAACAGTATTCGCCAATTCAATTTACTTAACGGCCCCGCAAATATTCAGGTTGCGTAATGGCTACCGCATTAGTTAACGGCGGCCCCGACTATTTAGTGGAACTAGATACTGGCGCAATAGTCAACGGATTTGAATTAGACGACCCAATTAGAGGCGTATTAGACAACGCAACTTACGTTTTAGACGGTTCTACGTCGTTTGCAGATATAACCCAATATGTCGAAACAATAAACATTAGGCGCGGCAGGCAACTTACAACAGACCAAACTACCCAAGCGGGTACGTGCAGTTTCACAATGAAAGAAACAGCAACAGACCAAAATTTAAACCCGTTAAACGACGCAAGCGTCTATTATGACACCGCGCAAAATATCCCTGGTTTAGCACCAATGCGAATAGTACGTATTTCGCGTAGCGGCCAGTATTTGTTTGTTGGGCGTGTTACCAATTATGACTACAAATATAATTTGGACGCATTAGACGAAGTTACGGTAGTTTGCGCCGACGATTTCTATTTACTTAGCCGTACGGCATTAGCCACGTTTACACCCGCAGTTCAAACTAGCGCCGCCCGTTTAACAACCATTTTGGCGTTACCCGAAGTTGCTTATGTTGGTACTACAAGCATTACGGCAAGCCCTGTAGCAAGCCTTGGCAACTACCTTGTAGCCGACAACACGCAAGTAGCAACGTACATAAACCGTATAAACGACGCCGAACAGGGCCGTATTTTTTTGTCGCGTAGCGGTGTATTGACCATGCAGCCGCGTATTACAAGTTCGTTTAGTAGCCCTGCCTTACAATTATCGGACGTAGGAAACGTGCCGTACAACTCGTTAACTATTGAATTCGACGCGTCTAACGTAGTTAACAGGGCTTCAATATTGCGGGAAACTGGTATAGCCCAGGTAGCAACCGACGCTATTTCGATAGCCCAATATTTTACGCAGTCAGTAGAACAGACCGACAGCCTTTTATCCGACGACGCCCAGGCATTAACCTTGGCTAATTACCTTTTGGTTGCCCAACCGTCGCCCCGTTACACGTCGGTAGGTATATGGTTTGGTAGTTTAACCGCCTTACAACGTACTAGCGCGGCCATAATAGAAATAGGTGATTTAATACAAATAACTAAAACCGAAACGTTTGGTACTGTCACCCAGGAACTATACGTGGAAGGTATTGACCATACGATTACCTTTGACGGCGGCCATACTATGCGTTTCTACACAAGCCCTACAACGCTGGTTTACACGTTTATTTTAGACGACGCAATTTACGGTATTTTAGATATCGCAACCCCGCAACCCGCTTTAAGTTAGGATACAAATATGGCTATTCAAACGTTTACCATTGGGCAAATTTTGACTGCCGCGCAACAAAACACGTTGCAAGCAAACGATTACAACCAAACGGTATCGACTAAGACCGCTAACTATGTTTTAGTTGCTGCCGATAAGGGCACCCGTATTGCTATGAACGCGGCAGCAAATACAACAATTACCGTAAATACAGGTTTGTTTGCTGCAGGCGACACGCTTTTTATACAAAACATTTCTACGGGAACTTGCACTATTACGGCTGGTACGGCAACTGTTACTACGGCTAGTTCGTTGGCGTTGGCACAATGGGGGGGTGGCACGCTTTATTTTACTAGTGCTAGTGCTGCTATTTTTTTTAGCGGTGGCGCTCTTTATGGTTTGGCTACAGGTGGCACAGGTGTATTGGCTACACCGCCCGCAGGTTTCGCAGGATTATTTTTCAATAGTAGTTTGACGTTGACGGTTAGTCGTGCAGGTGTTTTTGATGTGCTCGCGTTTGGTGGTGGCGGTGGTGGTGGTCTTGGTAACGGTGTTAACAGTTGTGGTGGTGGCGGTGGTGGCGGTCAGTGCACGCAGCAAACAATTTATTTGGCGGCTGGTTCTTACAATGTTATTATTGGTGGCGGTGGTGCAGGTGCATTAGCAAACCCTGGCACGCTTGGTTCAGGTGTAACTATTGGCAACACCATAGGCAACTTTGCTGTAGCGGGTGGCGGTGGCGGTAGTGGTGGTGGTACTAGCACCCCTGGCACTGTTGGCGGTTCAGGTGGTGGCGGTGGCGGCGGTGCTTCTGCCAATGTTGGTGGTGCAGCGTTTGGTGTAGCAACAGGTTTTGCAGGTGGTACAGGTGCTACAACGCTTTCGGCTGGTGGTGGTGGCGGTGCTGGTGCTGTTGGTGCTAACTCATCTGTTACAACTGGCGCAGCAGGTGGCGCAGGTTTTCAAATATCAACCTTTACAGGTAACGTGTCGACTTTT